CTCCATAAGCTAGCTACATAAGCATTGGCAGTACCTGCTGGGTTAGAGAAGAAGTTAGCTGTTGTACCTACTGCAAACAGTTTGCTGATTGGCAAATTAGTACCGTCTACAAAACGCATTTCGCCGCCGTCATTATGAATAATTGTAATTGAATTATTAGTGTTTAGGCTAGCTTGAACATTAGTAAATCCTGCGGCATTGATAGCTGTTAACAGTGCCTGTGCATCAGCACTAGTGCCTGCGGCTGTAAATGAAACTGTTAGTGGTGTGCCCATTGCGGCTTGACCAACATAACTTTCACTTAGGGTGAATGTGTTAGTTCCTGATGTAAATGTACTAGTACCAATAATGTTTGACACTAGGGTTGTATAGCCTACACCAGTACGGATGTAGAGTTTGAAGTTAGTTAATGACGAAGCCGCTTCGCCGTCGTTATACTTGGCATATACTGTACCAATTGGCAAGTTAATACCACCACCTGTTGGATCTAGGTAGTAGTTAGCTGAACTGCCGTTTTGGTAAACGCCAACTGTTTGTGCTTGGAACGCTGTAGCAGCCGCATTGTATTTTTGTACAATAAAGTCTGCGCCTAGGTTAGCAGTAGTTGTTTTCAACCATAGGCTACCTGTTGGAGCACCGTTAACTGATGCTGTAACGTCTGTGATCTTGAATAGTGGAACACTTGTATGTGCGCTGATCTGTAGCTGTGGAGCTAGATAAATCCAGCTGGTTGCTGACAAGTTTGAACCTTGATTTAGACCAACTTTGGCAACTGTTGTACCGCTGATTGTGATCGCACCTGGATATGTAGGATTGTTTGTGTTAGTACCATTGCTGTACAACACTAGATAATTGTTAATCACAGCTGAAGTAATACCAGCTGAAGTCAATGTTGAGTTACTGTTAATTGCTGTGTTCAACCCAGCTAGGTTAGTAACACCAGTAATACTTGTTCCGTTAATAACAATGCTATCACCGCTTAATAGTGTTGGACTTGCAACTGTACCTGTTGCTGTTGGCCAACTTGCGGCCCAAGAACTTGTACCAACTTCAACCCATGTACCAGCTGGAGTGCTAGTAAGAGGTTTCTTGAACCATAGTTTTAATAGTGTAGTTGTGGCAACGATAACATACTGACCAATAGTACCATAGCTCGCTAGTGGAGTGCCACCGCTTACTAGTGTTGAATCAGTGATAACTGTTACGTTTTGTACACCAAATTGTTGTCCGCCTGTTGTAGTTGCGGCATTCTGATTCCACTGGAATACACCCCATTTTGTATCGGTTGTATCTAACCAATATGTACCATCTGCTGGAGGACTTGTTGGAGCTGTAGCTGAAGCAGTTAGGCCAGCTAGGTCGATGTCAGCACGTACAACGTATGCACGATTTGAAACTCCCAAGAAACTATAGGCAGCTTCTAGACCATATTCATTTTGTTCGCCTGCATGAATTGGGTTATTGCTAGAATCTGTATAGAACGTTGGAACACCAAATGTGTCGCTTAGATCTTTCTGACTTGTTAGCAAGTATACAGTACCTGCGTTGGCTTTTAGTGTACCAGGTGCTGTACCTGTTCCTGCGCCATTTTGTTTGTTTTGTGCCGAAGCAACGATGAATAAGGGTACGGTTCCTGCGGCAGCGGGTGTATAGAAACTTTCGTCTATAACGGTTACGCTTACGCCTGGTGAACTTAATTGAGCCATTGTGTTATCTCCATGATGACATACTGTTAATGTATTTATGGCATTTGGATAATTTGTAGCTGTAATAACCCTATAAAAAGGCCGCAAAAAGGCTTAAATAAAAACATGAGACCTTTGTGTACATGCGGGCGAGCGCCTGTTGCAATCAACTATTACAAGGATGGTAAAGCATTTTACAGGAGTCAGTGCGGGCTGTGCGCCAGGGGAGTTAAACAACCACGCTGGGCAACTGCTGGTTATAAAATGCTAGACAAGTGTGACAAGTGTGGTTTTAGAACACCGCATCGTGAAGTGTTTACTGTGTTTCACGTTGACGGCAACTTAGATAATTGTCGACATTCTAACCTGAAAACTGTGTGTGCTAACTGTGCTCGAGTCCTACATAAAGAGGGCGTTCGTTGGCGTCAAGGGGATCTTGTACCAGACCTATAACGCTTTGCACTTGAGTGTATAGGTCGTCAATAGTTTCATTATTGTCTAAAGTGTAGTCAAATTTAGTGCCAACCCAAGCAGTTTCACTAGCGTGTATACCTAGAGTTTTTAGCTTTTCTTGGAACATTTCTAGCCCTTGATTAGCGTATTCTGCCACTTGATACCAATCAGGTTCGGCACCGCGAACCACACGGATTACAATGCCGCCGGCATCTTTAATTGACTTAATTTCATTAGGAAAACGGCAGTCACTAATAACTATGTCATCTTTCGAGTTGCGTAGTTTATTCTCTAATGATGCGATCCAAATATCGTCATGGAACGCTTTGCGGCAAACTTCTGTGCCCCAGTACTGTAGTACCCAGCGTGGAGTTAGGTTAGGCATGTTTAGGCGTTCTGACCACCACGGATCTACTTGTTCACGCCACTCACGTGCCATTTTTGTACGGCCTTCAAGCATGGTTCTATCCCAACCAAATACTTGTGCTACAGCATCTTTCAAACTGTTGGCAAAACTTTCTCGTCTAAATCCGTGGAAATTAGTAAGATAATCGGCAATGGTATCTTTGCCCGAACCAATAAAACCACACACACCTATGATCATAGAACCCCCTAAGTTACTGCTATTATATAACAGTTTTATTACAAGGTCAAATTATTTTTAGCCAAGAACGAAATAGTAACCAGTACCGCCTGCTACTAGAGTTTCTAATTCTTTATCTAGTTTATCCAATTCTTCTTTACCAGAGCTTAATAGAGCAGTACCGTTCAACTGTATGCCACTTTGCGGGCCCGCAATAGATGTAAATTTGCTACGTGCTTCACCTAGCATCATTTTAGCTGTGGCTAAGGTGTAGTCTTTTAACCATTGTTTAGCGTAAGTGTCTTGCAACAGGACCCAGTCAGGGCGGAAGTTGTAACTTTGCACTAGAATCTGTTCGCCTTGTGCGAAAGGACGTTGTAGTATGTTTAATATGTGTGTAGTAGGTTTCCAGACAAATTCTATGTATGAACCAAACATACGACCTACTAATTTTTGGTATCCTGCAAACATGTCATATGTTGCTAGGCCGCCCATCATGCTACCTGACATCAAATATGTATTTGTATATGCCAAGTTAAAGGGTTCAAACAAAGTACCACCAGCGCCAATACCGGTACGGCTACCGATAGCGCGGCGAAATACTTGACGAACTGTAATAACTTCATCCGGTAATCTGTATTCATTTTGATCCTGTATCAGCTCTAAAAACATATAGCTTTCTTCTACAGCATTAGGGCTACGTTGACGATAGCGATTGATCGCTCGATCTAGCGCAGTTTCATAGTGCGCAGGGTCTAATTCAACTTCAACCATGCCGTCGCCCAGCATAAGTTTGACATAATCAAATACTTTATTACGTTCTGCTGTGGAATTTGACGTTACTGACGGTGCTAGATCATCCATATTTTTGCTCTCCAAGTATATTTATCCTAGCTAAATATGATTATGCCACGATTATCTTTATATAAACCAGAAAAAGGGCTTGATTACAAGTTCATGGACCGTCAGGCCAGTGAAATGTTTCAAGTTGGAGGTACTGATTTGTACCTACACAAATACCTAGGACCTAACCAGGGTGTTACGCAAAGTGCTGATCAGCCCGTATATGGTACACAAAACGTGGCCAACATACAAGATCTACTGTTTTTAGAAAATCGAGATCGCGCATATGATACGCAGATCTACAGATTACGAGGACATTACAGCGTGTCGAACATTGACTTTAACCTAAGTCAGTTTGGCCTGTTTATTGACAATGACACAATCTACATGACTGTGCATATCAACGATATTATTAATACTATAGGCCGTAAACCTATTTCAGGCGATGTTTTTGAATTGCCGCATTTGCGTGATGATTTTGCACTCAATAATTTCAGCGTAGGACTGCCTCGCTATTATGTTATTGAAGATGTAGGTCGTGCTTCAGAAGGTTTCAGTTCTACTTGGTATCCACATTTGTACAGATTAAAGTGTAAGAAGGTAGTAGACAACCAACAGTTTGCACAGATCTTTAATCAGCCAGCAGTTGATGCCAACGGTGATCCAGTGGCCAACACTACTCTGCGCGACCTATTAAGTACGCACAACCAAGAGCTGTCTATTAACGACACTGTTGTAGCACAAGCTGAAGCAGATGCTCCTAAGAGTGGTTACGAAACTAGACAGTTTTACACACTAGCTGTTGACGACAAAGGCGTTCCTGTACTTGAAACTGCGGATGATGCTACTATTGATGCCAGTACAGTTGGAAATGTTACAGCAGATACTACTGTAGGCATACCTCCACGTACTGGTTATACCGGTTATCTAATCGGCGATGGCTATCCTCAAAACGGATATGCATTTGGTTTTGGTATACAATTTCCGGCAGCGCCTACAGACAACGACTTTTTCCTACGCACAGATTTCATGCCTAACAGACTGTTCCGATTTGACAGTACTCGTTGGGTCAAAGTAGAGGACGCTGTTCGCATGAATATGACTAATAACGATACTCGCAACACTCTCAAAACAGGATTTATCAACAATACTGCGGCCACATATAATGATGAGGTGGCTACAGGATTCAGTCATAATCCTACACAAATCACCGGCGAGCCTAACGGATATATTACAGCTGGCACTACAGTAATATTCACACTAATACCTTATACTACAGCACCATATGTTGTATTAAAATTAGATACACAGGTATTAGATTTTGACACTACAGTTTATACCAGCATGTTAAGTCAGTACACATATACTGACCCGATCGGTGTGCAGTCTTCTAAACTTAAAATTACACTGCCTGTGATTAATTCTGTACAACAAACAATTCCATTTGCAGGCGTATGGGCTGTAACATTGTATAACTATAAAGAAGCTCAGAGACAAAGCCTGTCTTCAGCTCTTAAACCTAAGGCGGATTTCTAATGTTATGGTTTTATGATGGTCAAATAAGAAGATATATCACACAAACAATACGTGTGTTCAGTAACTTTACGGTCAAATATGGAGACGGAACTCTTGTACGTGTTCCTGTAATGTATGGAGATGCTGACCGTGCAGTGGCCAGTATTATTCGTAACAACTCTGAAAACAAAGTTAACTCTGTACCACGTATCAGTGTGTATGTAAGTCAACTTGCACTAGATCGTGAACGTACTAGTGATGCTACTTTTGTCAGCAAAATGCATTTCCGTGAAAGAGATTTTGATCAAACTGGTCAAAATTATACCAGCGGTCAAGGACGTAACTACACAGTAGAACGTCTAATGCCGACTCCTTTTAAACTCACTATGAAAGTAGACATTTGGACTGCCAACACTGATCAACGATTACAAATACTAGAACAAATATTGGTATTGTTTAATCCTAGTTTAGAATTACAAACCACTGACAACTATATCGACTGGACCAGTTTGAGTGTATTAAACCTTACAGACATTAACTGGGATTCAAGAACAGTTCCTGTAGGCACAGATACTCCGATCGATATTTCTACATTGACTGTGGATACAGGTATTTGGATCAGTCCGCCAGTCAAAGTCAAACACCTTGGCGTTATCACTAAGATTGTTACCAGCCTTTGGGGCTCGACAGACACTTCACCTACTGGCTATATCGAAGGACTTGGAGAAGATCCGGCAGGATCTATAGGAACTAGCAGTTTCTCTGATCTACTAGCTGAAAATATCACGACTATTACTGACTACATCCTACAAGTTTATAATGGACAAGCAGTTATACTCAGCCCAACAGAAGGATTTACACCGCGTGAACCTACTCTAGATATACCTGTTCGTAATGGTGCTCCGATTGATTGGAACATAGCACTTGGCCAATATCCTGGAAAATTCACAGCAGGCTCAAGTAGATTGTTCTTAACACAAAGCAACGGCACAGAAATAGTTGGAACTGTAGCACTAAATCCAGTTGATTCAACTATTATGATTGTCAACTGGGACCGTGATACACTAGTGTCTAACACTGGTATAGACAGTTCAGGTGTATTTGATTATATGGCAGGTTATAATGCGGCTGCCAGCTATCGACCTAACAGTCCTGGAACATTTGATGCTATTATCAACCCGTTAACCTACACTCCAACAAGTCCAGCTGCCGGTACTAGATATCTGATTATTGAAGATATCGGTTCAACTGCTAACATTAAAGACAATCAATGGACTGGCGCAACACCTGGAGCGTCTGCTACAAACTATTCATCAGTATGGGGAACACTAGTCGCTAAGGCCAACGATATCATAGAATATACAGGCACAGGATGGCATGTTATATTTTCACATGCTCAAGAAGCAAGTACCATGGTGTGGCAAACTAATATATACACTGGAGTACAGTATCTATGGAACGGAGTTTCATGGACAAAGAGCTTTGAAGGTGAATATCCTACAGGATCATGGAGACTAGAGTTATAACAGAACGCATAGTATGTAGCGGAGCATTGTTCTACGCTAAATCTACACGACGTTTCTTGTTATTACAAAAAGCCCATGGCAAACACGAAGGCACCTGGGGGCTTGTAGGTGGTACTACTATCGAGGGAGAAACACCTTGGCAGGGTCTACAACGCGAAATACAAGAAGAATTAGGCTTTGTTCCTTCAATAATTAAAACTATTCCGTTAGAAACATTTGTAAGTAATGACAATGTTTTTAATTTCCATACTTATTTGTGCGTAATAGAAAACGAATTTATCCCAACTCTTAGTGACGAACACTCTGCTTGGGCTTGGGCAATAATGGATCGTGCTCCTAAACCATTACATCAAGGCCTGCGTAATAGTTTTTCAAATAAAACTATAAGAACTAAACTACAAACTGTGTTTGATCTCGTTGATCTAATATAAAAAAAGGACCCGAAGGTCCTTTTTTATTGGGTTCTAATTAGATTAGAAACCGCGTGTGTACTCTAGAGCAACACCATTAGTCTTTTCGTCACCGCGGTTTTGGAAGTACTTGACTTCAACTAAGTCTTTCTTAGTAACGTCATAACCGAAACCAGCTTTCCAAGTGCGTGTTAGATAGTTGTTGTTATCTGCAAATGAATCACGGAATCTCCAACTAGCTAACGCAGACAATTTGTCAGTGATAAAGTATTCAGCTTTTGGTTCTACTGTGTAGTAGCCAAAGTCTACTGTGTTACCAGCAGAATTAACACCGTTGAATACTTCACCTAGACCCAAACGTCCACCTAGGTGCAAGCCTGGGTAAACTTCATACAATTTTTGAACACGAGCTTCTGCTGTATTCTCAATTGGGTTTTTATTACCGCTAACAGAACCATCATCACGGCTAGCACCTACTTGAATGTCGGCTTTAACACCGTTGTCAAACTTGACATATGGTGCAATCTTGATTGTGTTTGTCATTGTGTTTGGGGCTTGTGTGCCACGCTCACGTTCAAACTCAGTGCTGATACCTGTTTCAGCTAGTGCTGTACCGCTCAATAATGCGGCAAAAATTAATGTTAACATCTTATTCACTTATAAATCTCCTTAATTAAGTGTAACTCTGTCATTTTACAGGAATGTAAAAACTCCTGCAACCGAAACGAGCAATAAAGCCCATCCGATTAGTGCTGTGTAGTAAGTAGTAAGAGTTGTTCCAAAATAACGCTTACCAATCATTACACATTCGTGCATTGGGGTCAGCAAGTAACCACAATAGTCTAATGCAAAGAACCAAAGTAGGTATTCCCTACCAAAGGCACTTGTCATTAGCACAGTCAGTGCGGCAAATTTGCCGTCACTGCCCATTGAGAAACTGGCTAAGAATGTTAGTAAACTGATAAAGAACACACCTTTAAATGTGTGCATATCTAATCCTATGCTCTTAACAGCTTCTTCAATCCAAGCGCGATGCTCTTGCATATATCCCGAGCTCGCAAATACTACAGCAACGATAGCCACTGTAGTCCAATTAATATAACTGTTTAACTTTTTAATATCAAACGATCGAGTGATTAGTATATAATATACTAGTAATGCACCAAATACTGGAAATACTGCTTCGGGACCTTCGCCGCCCATCAGCATATAGGCCACAATGGCTGCCAAGAATGGCAGTGTATTTTTTGCAAAGTCTAAGAATCCTGTAGACTCTGGACATTCTGCAATCACTACTTCGTTCTCATCTACCGCTAACCAACAGTACAGTACAATAAACAGGAAGCTGACAGCAATCAATGGCGCCAGCATGCCTAACCATGCGGCATATCCAATACCAAAAGCCGCCATAGGTAGCAGTACGGGTTTTTCAATCGGACTCCACATGTAAAAATGATGAGTGGTTAAGAAATCGATAATACCTAATTTTTTGCGGCTGGCATTATCACCGTTCACGCCAGTCGCCGTATCTAATATACCTGCTGACACTGTAGCACGACCTTCAATTGGCAGTATACCCGATACGAAACTCAGCAACATGATAACTAATCTGTTACTCTTAAATTTACTTTTTAAAAATCCATAGGTACCGGCAAATAGATTTTGTTCTTTAGCTATACCGCTAACTACCATGATCGATATTAAGACAAAAAGATAAATCTCGTCATCTAAATAATTAAAAATTTCCACTATTTTTTCTCCAAATTTCCAGCAACACTGATTCGTGTGCCAGTGCCTCTATTTTTACTTACCGAATGATTCATCCATCCTGGAAAGATTATGAGTGATCCTTCTTCTGGTGCGATTGAGTGCCTAAACCTATCTAAAAACCAAAATGTCAATGCGCCTGCACCTGGGGGTATTTGAACATAGTAAGTCCAAGCAAATGGACTATCTCCATGATGATGAGTGTTAGTACTTTCTAATGGACGATGTATTTGCCCCCATTGACTAGTATTGACCAGTCCTTTTTCAGCGGCTATTTCATTTACTAGATTTACTAGTTTTAATCCTTCACTGCCTTCTGGTATTTCAAACAGACTGTCTTCGCTAAGACCGCTATTGGGATCTTGGCTTACTCTAACGTCTATATGTTGTAGCACTTCTTTAG